ACAGCCCCGCTCCCATGCCAATCATCAGCATCAGGTAAAGGCAGCCGAAAAGGCAGGCCACGCCGATCATGTCCCGGATCATTGTGCGGCCTCAAGGCGCTTGGCGATGAAAATAAGGCACATACGAGTCACGTCGACGCTGGTCCTGTTGGCAAGGTCCACATAGATGGCGCGGGCGTCACGGCCCGTCAGGCGTTCAGCCTCGCCGAGTGCATCCGCCGCGTCGTCCAGATTGTAGCACGGATCGCTGGCACCCATGCCGCGGGGGCCGTGGTCGCTGGTTATGATGTAAAAGTCTGGTTGCTGGGTCATCAGATGCGTCCGATCACTTCGCCGTCGTCCAGGTCCAAGACCTCAACGAAGCAGCGGCCCGACCCCTTGGGGTCAATCATGATGCGGGTTTCGCCGTGCTCGAAGCCCATAAGTGCAATAACCGCAACGGCTGCGCCTTCGTCGGCGAAGATCTTGTGCGGCTTGTTGGTCGTCAGCATCATTGGTCTGGTTCCTTTTTCTTTCTACAAGACCAGAACTACCCCCGAATCTTCTTATCTTCAAGCATTTTGTTCACATGGATCAATATTCTTTCGGATGCGTCCCGCGCGCCAAGTCCGACCACCACCGTGTGGCCGACCCCTTCGAGATACCCGATCATGTTTGTCTGCTCGCGCGACACCCGTCCGCCCTTGGCTTTCTTCATCTCGATCCACAAAAGCCACTCAGGGATAAACAGGTCGGGGATGCCTGGCGTCACCCCCTCCGCCTTCAGCCGCTTGGCCGTGCTGATTGCACGATGCTCCCCGTTTGGAATGGCAAAAATCAAAACGCCGGGGAACTTCGTGCGGAACCAGTTCACCAGCCCCACCTGTTCGTCATGCTCAGAAGTCATCGGCAAACATTTCCTTCAGGTCCCTGTCCAGTTCCGTTTCCGCAGGTGGCTTTTTCTCGGTGTAGTCCAGTTGCACGATCTGGAAATACTTCCCGTCGGGCTTTACCAGGATCCTGCTTGGCTTCACCCAATCCGCGCATTCCGCCAGTGCTGCGTCCGTACCGTCTGCGGTCGCCCGCAGGGCCGATTTCCGGGCCGTGTAGCGGCTTGCTGCGTATCCGCCATGATCAGGGCACAGCCACTCGCTGATCCGCGTCATGCCGCAATAGTAGGTCACACGGATGCTGTCGGGTTTCCCCTCTTTCTGCCAGCGACCGTAGGACACATCATCCACGTCCAGCCATTCCATTTTGACCTGATTGGACAGCACCGCGCCTTCGTATGATTTGGGCGCGTGGTTCAATTCCGGTGCCGGAAACTCAAACGCACACTCTGGGCACACTCGCACGGCCGCGTGGCAAAAAGTATTGCAGCTGGGGCACGCCTTGACCGGCGCCTTACCATCACCTGTTCCGCCCTTCTTCTTGGGCGTTGGCGTGTCAATGAACCCGTGCCGCGCGACGTTGCCGCCGTAGTCCAGCAAGAGGCAGTCCGTCTTTCCCGGTGCCTTGCGGGTCCCGCGGCCCACCATCTGGATGTAAAGGCCCGTCGATTCGGTGGCCCGAACCAAAGCCACAAGGTCAACCGATGGGGCGTCAAAGCCCGTGGTCAGCACGTTGCAGTTGACCAGTGCCCGAATCCGCCCGTTCTTAAAGTCCGCGATTTTGCGCCCCCGCTCGCCCATGTCATCAGCCCCGGTCACAACCTCGGCCGTCACATCCAAGGCGCGCAGCCCGTCCGCCAGCATATGCGCGTGGCCAATGCCGCTGGCAAAGATCAGCCAAGACTTCCGGTCCTCGCCCAGTTCGAATATCTCGCTGACTGTTGCCGCCACAAGTTCCGGATCTGATGCGGCCGCCGCAAGTTCGCTCTCGATGAACTCACCCCCACGCCGGCCGACATTGGTCAGGTCGATCTGCTTCAGCCCGCCCTTGCTGTAGACCGTGGAAAGCCACCCTTCCTCCATCAGCCTGCTCACCGGGATATCGTAAGCGATGCCGTCAAACACCGCCCCCTTGCCCTTGTGCAGCACGCCGCTGTCCAGGCGGTATGGCGTGGCCGTCAGGCCCACGACTTTGACCTGCGGGTTGCAGATGGTCAGGTCGCGGATGAACTGCCCGTAACGCGTCTCTGTGTTCTTTGGCAGCATGTGCGCTTCGTCAATCAACACCAGATCAGGCGCCGGGATCATGTCGTATGCTCGCTCCCAAACGCTCTGGATGCCGGCAAAGGTGATCGGCCGGTCCAGGCGCTTCTGCTTCAGGCTGGCGCTGTAGAACCCGAAGTCCGCCTCCGGGTACATCGCCAGCAGGCCCTTGGCGCCCTGCTCAAGCAGTTCCTTGACGTGGCTGACAATCAGGACCTTGGTGCCCGCAAAAGACATGGCGTCCCGAACGATCTGCGCAATGATTGCCGTCTTGCCTGAGCCTGTCGGGGCCACAATAAGAGGGTGGCTTCCCGCCCCCTTGGCCCAATAATCATAGAGCCCATCGACGGCGGCTTTTTGGTAATCCCTCAATTCAAAGGTCATTGCATTCTCCCATCGAACATAGCTTGGCTGTTGTTTTTATTGCGCTCGGTTTGTCCCGTGAGTTGATCCAAATAGTCAACCCAATCAGCCCCGGCGTCTTTAACCTCCAAGTCTTTCGGCATCATCTGCGGAATAAAAAGGTGTGACTGGCACACCTCTCCGACCTTATTGCCTTGCGCGCAGGACCAAGAACCATCGCGCTCCGGCGTGACATGCGCGCAGGTTCGGCAGTGCACCTCCGGTATTTTATTGCCCTGGCAGACCGCAAAGTAGGGGCAGAACTTGCACCGCCAATCGCTCGGGTCCTCGGTGATCCTGGACGGCGGAAGCGGCGCAAACACAATCCGGTTTGCCTTCGCTTCAAGCTTGATTCCATCGGCCGGATCATACCGGATTCGCTCGCCGTAGATAGCGTCCGTCTCCTTGCACACGGCAAAGAAGTAGCACCGTTCCAACTTCGACAGGTGCATCCCGATCTGGCACTGGGCCCAATAAATCGCGTTGGCCTTCTGCAGTCCGTCCTCGGACACCTTGCGAAAACTCTTTGTATTCATGGTCTTGAACTCAAGGGTGTGCGGCTTTTTGCTTTCGGGGAAATTCTCCCCAACACCATCAAGGCTCAAGGCAAAGTGCCCGCCGCAAGCCTCAAACCGCACCTGCCGACCCGTTTCCGGATCCCGGTCCCAGACCGTCACACCCACATCGCGCAGGTTGCGAACCACCCGGTCTTCCTCACGATCGCCAGTCTCAAACAGGCGCAGCATGCGCCCCTCGAAGTAAGGCGTCCACGCCCATCGAAACTGATACCAAAGCGCCCGGTCGCACTCGCGCCCGATCTGGCTGCCCCCCAAGTGCGGCCTGTGCTCGCCCTTCCTCTTTGCTTGGTAGTGGTCAAAAATGCGCTTGATTGTCTCGGGTGTTGTGCTGCCTGTAATATCCATCACTCCGCCTCACCGCGCGGATAATCGATATTAAAATGAATGCTTCCGCCCAATTTACTCACGCCAACTCGGTAGCTGGTAATATGCCCCACCCCAGTGCGGCCAGACGCGCGCTGGTATATAAAACTCGTGCGCGCATCAGGCCCGTGCAAATCATAAATGCTGTCAACGATTGCCTTTAGTTCACTGATCGTCATTTTGCTCTCCATCCATCCAGTGACGCGCCCCCGTAGGGGCGCGCTTCTTGAGGGACGTTTCAGCGCCGCCAGGGCGGGGAAGTGCTGGCTTGTGCTGCGGGGGTGGAGGCTTTACCCTCGCACTCCGCGTATTCCTTGATTTCGTTGCTGGGCCCATATTGAGCGTCGCCCGGCTTGACAGACACCTTCATCATGAAGGGCTTGTCCAGCAGTTCCTCGCTCCGGCGCGGCGCGTTGACCCCGACAGCCCGGCAGATGCCCGACAGCGTGCGGTTGGCAATCTCCACCGCGGTCGCGTTAGGGTTTTTCAGGTTCAGGCGCTCAAACATTTTGCGCCCCTGATACTGACCCTCGATGACCTCAGCGTTCAGCTGCAGGTAGCTGCCCGTCTGCGCCTTGGTCGGCTTTTCTTCGGATGCTGTGAAGACAGCCTTGTACCATCCAGCCGGAAGGGGCTCAAAGCTGGCAATCGGGTCTACCTTTGAGGCGTCGAAACCATTCAGATCCATAGTCGTTCTCCTTACTTCGCTGCAAATTTATCGAAAGGGTTCCCGCCGTCGAAAGTGAATGGCAGGGCCTGGGTGATGTCAAACCGGTTTTTCGTGACGCTGGATGCCTGCGGGTAGCAGATGATTTCCCGCTCGCCCGTGCTGATGGCGCGCTTCTTATCGCCATCGCCGCGCACGAAACTCTTGAGCCTGATCATACATACCGCGTCGACGTTGTCGGTGTAGTGCGGCAGTGATTTCTTGTGCAGCCGCACCGTGTAGCGCCCGAAGGCGTCCATGTCCGGCAGGTCCAGCGTTTCGGTGTCCGCGTGTCCAATGAAGACCACGTTCATGCCGCGCTCGTAAGCAAGGGCCCCGGCCCATTCCCGGATGGTCCTGTGCTTTTCAGCGGCCGTGCTGTAGCCGGCGCCGTATCCGCCCCCAGCCTGGTTGATTGATTTCGCCTTCGGGTCCGCCTCGACGATTTCGTGCTCAATCAGCGTGGCAAGCTGCGTGATGCTGTCCAGAACCATGGTTTTGAAGTCATGCTCCTGCGTGGCCAAGGACTCGATCGCCTCCAGCACGTCCTTGCTGGATTTCGCCAGCGGGAAAAGGCTGACCCCATCGTTCCCGGCCAAGCTGGCCGTGCCGTCTTCGGTTCGAATGAAGACCGGCTTTGGGAACATTGCCGCCAGCGTGGTTTTGCCCATGCCTCCTTCACCGAAGAGCGTCATGATGATGGGCCTGTCGGCGCGGGGCTTCGATAGCGTTTTGAGATCAATAGCCAAGGGAAAGTTCTCCCCCGCCATGAACCGCCAAGGCCTCAAGCATCTGTTCCCTTGTCAGGCAGTCCAGAATTGCGGCCTGCAATGATCCATTCGTCAGGTCCACATTTTCTGCAGCCGACATCGGCACATCAAACATCCCCAAGTGACCAATCGTCAGTTGGTATTGGATTTCTTCATTGTCGGTCATTTCGCTACCTCCACTTTCACGCCAATCTTGCCCTTCGTGGTGGTGAAGGCGATTGCTATTTTGTCCCAGATTTCCGGCTCGTTGTTCATCAGCCACTTGCAGCCCGCGGCGTCGGCTTCGACCTTCATCTTGATCGGGAGCAGTGCCGCAGGGCACTTGTCCATGACCATCTGCCACTTCTTGGCATCGACCTTCCGCGTTACTGGCTGGGTCAGCGTCACCTTGTAGTCTTCCAGGGCGTGGGTGATCGCGCCTTCGTCCTTGACCTCAAGGGCTTGGGTGATCTGGTCTTCGATCTCGTATCGAAGGTCCTTTGCGGCATCCTCTGCCGCCTTGGCGTTAAGCCAATCGCGCGCAAGCGCGTCGATGTTTGTCAGCATCATCTCTTTCCTTCTTCTTCCAACGTCTTGACCATTCGCACAAGAAAGTGCAGGTTGCAAGCGTGAACTTTAACGTGGAGAAGAAAATTGTTGAGCATCGCAGAAATCCGGGACCTTCTGGCCGACCGCCGGCTCACGATTGTGGCCGAAAAATCAGGCCTGTCCTACCCCACCGTCAAGCGCGTGGCGGATGGCGAGGAAGGCATCACCCTCGCCACCCTGCGCAAGCTGTCGGCCTACTTTACGCCTCCGGCTGTATCATCCGATGGATGATTGACGGCCGACCCTTGCCGCTTTCGGTTTTGGAAACCATCCGCTCGATCGGGTAATCTGTGCAGACCATCTGCAGCAGGCCGTCCCGTTCATGCTTTTTCTGGTTGCCAAGCTTGGGCACTCTCAGGATCAATTCTCGCATCGTCAGCCCGACCGATCCCGAGGCCATGATTGCATCCGCAACTTTCTTGCGCAGGCCGTCCGTCTCGCCTTCGGCCAAATGCAGGTGCATCGCGTCCACCGTCTGCTTGGCATAAAAATCAACGTAATCAATCGCCCATTGCGCGGCTGCTTCGGTGATTTCCTTGTCGCCCAGGCTGTGGGCCACGATCAAGCTCAGCCGCATGGCAATCTCCCGCGTGCGGTTGAGCATGTCGGCCGCAACGGGCGTGGTCGAGTCCTGCCAGTCGTTGAGCCTTTTCTCGTAGGCCCTGAATAGATCCTGGGCGGGCTTGCTGAACGGAACAAGGATCGGCTCCGGCGGAAACTCCGGCCCATGCCCTTGCAGATCGCCCGCCTCATCAGCGCAGGCGGATGCCGCGGCCCTGACCCAATCCACCACGCTCTTGGGCGGCTCAATCATCGCAGGCACGCGGGACATTTCCCGTTTGCGTTTGCTTTCCACAATCAGGAACCTGTTCAGAAAGCCGCTCGCCACGTCCTTGGACCCGATCGCCTCGTAAAACGTCTCTGGCGTTGTCATGCCCAGAACCGTGACCGAGGGCGATTTGATTTCAATGTTCAGGGTTTTCTTTTGCCCCTCGGTCATCTGCATCGTGGCGTAGCCGACGTTGCGCAGCGTCTTGTTCTGCCGCCCAAAGGCCTGCATCAGCATCGTCAGCGCGTCCTTCTTGTGCTGATTGCCGTTCGCCCCTGCCGAGGCCAGCATGGCGCCAAACTCGTCAATCACCGCGATGTGCGTGGGCTTGTCCCGCAGCGATGACAAAACCCCTGCCGCTGAGGTGTAGCCGTTCGGCCCCACCAGGTTGTGGGCCCCGGCCGCCTCAAGGAAATCCTCAATCACCGTGTTGGCGTGTTCCTTGCCGGATCCGGTCTTGCCGATGTTGAGGAAATACAGGCCGGTCATATTCCGGTGGCAGGTGGTAAAGCGCCGGCCCATCGCAACCGATCCAAGCGCCAGCGCCGTCTGAACGTCGAATTGCGGCTGTCGCTTGATGCAGGTCTTGGCCGAGAAGGTCACGGCGTCCGCCAGAACGCCTGGCACGCTCAGCAGGTGCTTGGGTATGGCGTCGTCCTCACCATCCTCCGGCTTTTTTCGGATGGCCTCCCAGACGGCCGCTCCGTGGCGTATGGCCTCGCGGTCTTCCTCGGTCGGGCCCGACGGCAGGGAACTGAGTTGCAGCATCTCCGCCGCCGCCTTAACCGCCGCGGATGCGTTGCCCATGTGCTGATATTGGCAAAACACCTCGAAGGCATCGAAGCTGTGCGCCGGGTCGAACGGATCGCTGGCGTGGTGGCTGTAGGCCCGCCCGTCATCGAACAGAATCACACCCGGAATGCGGCTGGTGCTGTTCGGGCTGAGCCACCGCGACCCGTATCGGCGGTAACCAGCCTCTTCCAGGGCCGAGGTTATGGAAACGGCATCGTTGTATGCCCCGATGACGCTTGCCCCCTCAGTGCCTATTTTACGGCTCTTGGCGGCCGGTGGGCGAAACTCGGGTGTTCTGATCCACGGACAGACGCTCATCATCTGCGGGCGAAACCGGTCCCACTCCCGCCACATCATCAAAAGCTGCTCGGGTATTTCCGGCGGGCTGTGCCAATCGGCCCCGGCCCAAGTGTAGGGGTTGCCCGTGTCCGGGTGGATTGAGGGCGGCAGCACGTCCTGAACCGAGCCTGCGCGCAGTTCAAACACCACCTCGGTCTTGCGCGGATCGCCGTCCACCGGCCAACTGATCTTGCGGGTGGTCAGCATTTCCCCGGCAGGTGCACGAAACAGAACCTTGCCCCGATCCGGGCGCCCAACGATCCGCGGGGCAGACGCAAGGATGGCATCAAGGTCGATGTTCATCGCCTCCATGATCATCCGCGTGTTAACCATGTGGTCAATGTCCAGCGCCACCGTGCCGCTCAGGCTGTGCAGCACCCCGATGTTGTGGGTCGGGCACTCGGCCCAGTGCGATGGGCTGGTGGGCTGCGTTGACCATCCGAATGTGGTGGGGGCCTTGCTGCCGGCCGGAATGGCGACAAGCGCCCAGCCAGCATCCGCATAGGCCAATGCCATGGCGTGGGTGTCACTCATGGCGTCCGACCTCCGCAAGCACATCCGCGAACGCGCTCTCCAAGAACTTCCAGCTTCCGAAGGTCACGGGCAGCTTGCCATCGATGGCAAGCGAGCACTGCCACTTCTGCTTGGGCGGAAGCCACTCCAGCTTGACGACGGCCTTCTTGTCGGGAGCGGGCGGTGCGTGTAAAAGCTTCTTCATCGAAGCGATCCTCTCCAAGGTTGGGTTTCGATCACGGGCCAGGCTGTTTGCGCAGCGCTGGCCCAAATTCATCCATAGGTCAAAGTTCGTGGCCGGGCAAGCGACAAAGGGTTTGAACTTAGTCTGGGCCTGAAATCTCAGCCGCCGGATTTTGCAGGTTTAGTAAAATTTAATGGTCGACGATCAAACAAGGTCGGTCGCAAAACCCCAGTGAAACAAGGGGTCTGAGGCCCTTCTATATAATAAGGGGTTTTTTTCTTTCAAACTATAAGAGGGTAGGCAGCTACTTCATACTGTCAGGGTCCCTAGAGGGTTCCCGGTTTTTATGATTAATCACCGCCCTTGACGCTCCCCACCAAGCGCAGGCATGATCCCGGCATGCGACCTCCCTCGCGGCACCTCAGCCCAGGCCCACAGTGCCTGGGCGCCTTTTCCCCCGAACGAAAGCCACCCATGAATCGGTCCGAGATCCTCGATACTGCGAAGGCCTGCGTTACCGTCGACAGGGCGGCCGTACACGGCAATGCCGAGAATACCTTTGGCGAGATAGCGCAGGCATGGACTTGGTGGCTGGGCGGCCGCCTCAGCGCGCCTGTGACGGCATACGACGTTGGAATGATGATGGCGCTGTTCAAGGTTGCCCGAGCGAAGGGCAACCCAAGCCACATGGACTCAGTTGTGGACGGAGCGGGCTACCTCGCCTTGGCCGGCGAAATGGCTTCCTCGGGCAACCCCTCGACTGGCTGATCGTTTTGGAGTAGGGTTCAAACTCAATCCACCGGCCGATGGTCGAGATGAGAGGCTACCGTGAGTTTGCAGTTTGAAACTTGGAAGATCGATCGTTGCATCGATTACGCACGAAACCCACGCAAAAACGATCACGCCGTTGACAGGGTAGCCGCAGCAATCCGCGAGTTTGGATTCCGGGTCCCGATCGTTGCCAAATCCGACGGAACCGTTGTGGACGGCCACCTGCGCCTCAAAGCCGCGAAGAAGCTGGGCCTGACCGAGGTTCCGGTCATCTTGGCCGACGACATGAGCGAGGCCCAGATCAAGGCGTTCCGCCTCAGCGTCAACAAGGTTGCCGAACTCGCCGAATGGGACATCGATTTTCTAAAGCTTGAACTTCAGGATCTGGACAGCCAAGGCTTTGACCTCACCCTGACCGGATTTGACACCGACGAACTTGCCAACCTTTTTGCCGATCCAGCCGAGGGCCTGACCGACGACGACGCCGTGCCGGAGGTTCCTGCCGTCCCAGTGACGGTCGAGGGCGACGTGTGGCTGCTTGGCCGGCACCGGCTGATGTGCGGGGACAGCACCAGCATCGATGCGGTGGAGCGGCTCATGGCGGGAGCGGCGATAGACCTTGTCCACACTGACCCGCCTTACGGAATAAATGAGAAGGGGATGCGCGCCGACCGTGGCGGCCTCACCACGAACTCAAAGCTGCCTGACTTCAACGATGCAAACACTGATGCAGCCAGAGACGCATTTAACCTTTGCGAAGGTATGGGGATAAAGCGGCAGGTTTGGTGGGGCGCAAATTACTATGCGCACGCACTGCCAGAGACGGCAAATTGGTTCGTGTGGGACAAGCGCGTAGACGATAAATACAAAGACACCCAATCCGACTGTGAACTGGCTTGGGTAAAGTCAAAGTGGTCAAGCGTTCGAATCTTTCGTCATGTCTGGAAGGGCATGATAAAGGACTCCGAAAAAGGGCAAAAGCGGGTTCATGCAACTCAAAAGCCCGTTGCGTTAGCTGAATGGGTTTTCGATTACTACAAGGACGTCAAAACAGTCCTCGATTTGTTTGGCGGCAGCGGCAGCACGCTGATTGCGGCTGAGCGGGCTCAAAAGCAATCGTTCCTCATGGAGATGATGCCAGAATACTGCGACGTCATCATCACCCGCTGGCAGGACTTCACCGGGCAGCAGGCAACGCTTGAATCCACGGGCCAGGCGTTCGGTGAACTGTCCGAAGAACGGAAGGCTGCGTGATGGCTGGCCGTCCCGCAATCACGCTGACAGACGAGCAGCGCGCAGAGATGGAAACCCTTGCCTCCGTCCTGAACCAAGACCAGATCGCCGATTACTTTGGTATAACCCGCCCAACCCTCGCTGCGTTGATGGAGCGCGATGAAGATATTTCTTTGCGCTATAAAAGAGGCAAGGCAAAAGCCATTGGTAAAATCGCGCAGTCCTTAGTGCAAAAGGCGCGGGCGGGCGACACCACGGCCATGATCTTCTACCTGAAGACCCAAGCCGGATGGCGCGAAAAGCAGGAAGTTGATGTTACCTCCTCCGACGGCAGCATGACGCCGCAGGTGGTCGAGCGGATCATCATCCAAGCCAAAGCCGCGGATGGCTAAGAACAGGCTCAGGATCCCGACGGCGGCGTGCTTTATGCCGCTGCTGGAGCCAGCCCGATACAAGGGCGCGTGGGGCGGCCGTGGAAGTGGCAAGTCCCGTTTCTTCGCCGGCCTGCTGGTCGAGGAACACTTGCGCTTCCCTGGCCACCGCAGCGTCTGCATCCGCGAAGTGCAGAAGTCCCTGAAGCAGTCGGCCAAGAAGCTGATCGAGGACACGATCCAGACCTACAACCTCGGCGAGGCGCAGGGCTTCAAGGTGTTTCGTGAAGTCATCGAGACGCCGGGCGACGGGCTGATCATCTTCCAGGGGATGCAGGATCACACGGCCGACAGCGTGAAGTCCTTGGAGGGCTTTGACCGGGCTTGGGTCGAGGAAGCCCAATCGCTGTCCGACCGTTCGCTGTCGCTCCTGCGGCCCACGATCCGCGCCGAGAAGTCGGAACTTTGGTTTAGCTGGAACCCGTCCCGACCGACCGACCCGATCGACCAGCTTCTGCGCGGGCCCATCCTGCCGTCTGGAGCCGCTGTCGTTCGGTCCAACTGGTCAGACAACCCGTGGTTCCCCGACGTGCTGGAGGGCGAGCGCAAGGACTGCCTGGGCAACCAGCCGGAGCGGTACGGCCACATCTGGGAGGGCGAGTACGCAACCGTTCTGGAGGGCGCCTACTATGCCAAGCACCTGACCGAGGCACAGCTTGAGCGGCGCATCGGATTCGTGGCGCGAGATCCGTTGATGAAGGTCTACGCATTCTGGGACATCGGCGGCACGTCATCCAAGTCTGACGCGACTGCGATATGGGTGGTGCAGTTCGTCGGCTCCGAGGTGCGCGTGCTGAACTACTACGAGGCCGTGGGGCAGCCCTTCGAGGCCCATGTCAACTGGCTGCGGTCCGAGGGCTACGAGGAAGCTGTCAGCGTCCTGCCGCACGACGGGCGCAAGCACGATCAGGTCTACGCCGTGACGCCGATGTCATACCTGCAGGAAGTGGGCTTCGTGGTTGAACTGGTGCGGAACCAGGGCGCGGGTGCGGCTCTGCAGCGGATCGATGCAACCCGCAGGCTGTTCCCCTCGATCAGGTTCAACGAGGTCACGACCAAGGGCGGACGCGATGCGCTGGGCTGGTATCACGAAAAGCGCGACGAGGCCCGCGGCATTGGGCTTGGCCCTGATCATAATTGGGCAAGTCACGCAAGTGACGCCTTCGGCATGATGGCTGTCTACAAGGCGACCACGATGGCGTCGCAAGACACTTGGGACAAGCCCCTGCGCAGAAACTTGAAGGGCGTGCTATAATTGTGCTAGGGTAGCGGCAACGAAGGGGCGAGTGCATGGCCAACGGGCTTCTTGATCTATTGATGCAGGCCCGCGAGTCTGGACGCGGTGCGCGGGCGGATCTCGAGAACTCGATCAATTACTACATCCCGCCCGAGTTGCGCGGCCTGCTGGGTTTTGCCGCCGAGGCCAACCCGGTTGTGAGCATGGAGCGCGCGGGGCAGGATGCCCAGCGGCTTGTGCAGCCTGGGCTGTCGGGCTGGGAGCGCATGGCCGCTGCGGGCGACATGGCGTCGAACATGGCGGGCGTTCTGGCGCCTATGGCTGCGGGGCGTGCTGTGGGGATGCCCGTGGTGCAGGCGGCTCAGGAAGGGCTGCTTGGGCTGTCAATGACGCCCGAGGCTGCAGCGGTGCGGCAGTTTGGTGCAGAGGAAGCTGGAAGCGTTCCGTTGTTCGGTGGCGGGAAGTCTGACCCCACAGCGACGGGGTGGACGTTCCGAGACATGCGGAAGCCCGTATTGACGGGTGCGGATGAAAAGCGCGTTCAGTCGATGTTTGATCGCGTACAATGGCAAGAGACGGAACTGCCCATCGGTCGCATGATTGCTACGCAACCCACAGTCAATCCTGACTTCGCCGAAACGCTTTCAAGCCAAGACTTACTGCCGACAGTTGTGCAGAAAGGCAACGAACTGTTTGTCCGCGACGGGCATCATCGGCTTGTGAGGGCTGCTGAAGCCGGAAACACCAAGGCGAAGGTGGCGTTGCTTAACCTTGACCCGCCGACTGACGCGCCCTTGCTGGACTACCGCGCGCCCGCTCCGTGGAGTGCGGAAGATGATGCGCTGCTTGCGGAACTGTATGACACGCCTCCAGTCGCCCCCATGAAGGGCGTCGGCGGCAGCATGGAGGAAGCGCTGCAAGTTAAATATCCCGGCGTGAAGTTGAGCATTTCTGGCGATGCCGAACGCGGGTTTACGCTGAACCGGATTGAAATCCCAAAGTCGGAACGCAGCTCGGGCATCGGCACCAAGGTTATGCGCGACCTCACCGCAATGGCGGATGCGTCGGGCGCAACTGTTCGTCTGTCGCCCAGCGGTGATTTTGGCGGATCCCCGGCCCGATTGCGGGACTTCTATAAGAGGTTTGGCTTCGTGGACAACGCCGGCAAAAACAAAGATTTCGGCACACGCGAAACGATGCTTCGTGCTCCAGCTATCAAACCAATCGCCCCCCATGAAGGGCCTCCTTTCGGGACCGCAATAATGCCCCTCAAAAAAAGTTCGTCAAAGAAGACGATTTCGGCTAACATTCGCGCCGAAATCAAGTCCGGAAAGCCCCAGAAACAAGCCATCGCGATCGCCCTCAGCAAAGCAGGAAAGGCCAAGAAATGAAAAAGCCAGTGAAGTTCACGCCCTGTAAGGGCTGCCCGAATCCCGCAAAGTGCAAGGCCATGGGCAAGTGCATGATGAAGGCCGCGAAGTGAAGGGCCTTTACGCAAACTTGAACGCCAAAAAGGAGCGCATCAAGGCGGGCTCCGGCGAGAAGATGCGCAAGCCAGGCGCCAAGGGTGCGCCCACGGCGGCCGCGTTCAAAGCATCAGCAAAGACGGCGAAGGACGGCAAATGACCATCACAAACTTCGGCACGCTGAAGACGGCCATCGCGGACACTTTGAACAGACAGGATCTTACCTCGGTCATCCCGCAGTTTGTCTCGTTGGCCCAGGCGCAGTTCAACCGCAAGATCCGGTCATTCCGCCAGATCACGCGGGGCAGCCTGACGATCGACGCGCAGTTCGAAGCCCTGCCAACCGATTGGCTGGAAACAATCCGCATCACGATGGACGCCAACCCGATCCGGGTGCTGACGCAGATCAGCATGGACGACCTGACGCGGTATCGCACGGCCATCGACAACACGACGGACGCGCCCGTTTACTTCGCCCACAACGGGACCGACATCGAGTTGTTCCCGACGCCGAGCACGTCCTACACGGGCGAAATCACCTACTACGCCAAGATCACGGCGCTGTCGGCGGACGCGGACACCAACTGGCTGCTCACCAATAACCCGGATGTTTATCTTTACGGATCGCTAATACATAGCGCCCCATACTTGCGCGAGGACCCTCGGCTCGCGGTGTGGGCCGGACTGCTGGCCCAAGCGATGGACGAAATCGAAAATGAAACCGCCGCGGCCCGGTTTGGCTCCCCGCTGCGTATGAGGATGCGTTAAAAATGGCGTTAGCCCCCATGATTTTCATGGAAAAAGAACTTAGCCTCTGCGCTCTTTCGAGCGGAGATGGCTTCGTCAATTGTTGCAAACCGTCCAAGGAAAATCAGCTTTCTGTCGACCCGTATGTCTGCGGACCATTTGTTTCTTTTGCCATGAAACCTGACACCAACTTGTCCCGAAGAGTTCCGTCGCGAAAGCCGCATGTTCTTGGCGTTTTCAGCTTTTGTAACGGATCTGAGGTTGGATATCCGATTGTCAGTTCTGACGCCATTAATGTGATCGATGTTGTCTGGGATAACGCCGTGATGCACAATCCAAGCGATCCTATGCGCGGCGGTTCTATGCCCCATAATGACGGCGCTCTTGTACCCATTGCCGTTGATTGCGGTGAAGGCTTCCTTTCCGGGAAACTTGCCATTAAATATGCGGCAACGCATCTCCGCAGTTCTGATTTTGTCGTCGAACATGTCGGGAGTGGCGACGTTCCATGTGAATATCCCAGTATCGGGATCGTAGCTTACAAACTTCCTGATGCGATCAATGTCCATTTCAACCCTCAAGTGGCAGACCATTTGAGTGTACCACATATGCGGAAGGAAGCAAGACATGTGCGCTGACACCGTCACAACGACGTACTCCCTGGTGAAGCCAGAGGTTGGAGCCTCTGCTGATACATGGGGGGGCAAAATCAATACCACGCTCGACAGCCTTGACGATCTGCTCGACGGCACGACCGCGATCAAACCGAACCTGTCGGAAGGTTTGTGGAAGGTCGGCGGGGTGGCGGTGACGGCTACGGCGTCCCAGATAAACGGCGTTGTTCAGTTGCCCGGCCGCAATTTGATAATGAACGGCCAAGGCCGCATTAACCAGCGCGCCTATGTTTCTGGGACTGCGACGGTTGCTGCAAATCAATACACATTGGACCGCTGGCGCGTCGTAACGTCAGGGCAGAACCTGTCATGGACCGGTAACGCCGCGCGCAACATCATGACCGCACCTGCAGGTGGTGCTGAGCAGGTTATTGAGGGGCTGAACATAGTCGGCGGGACTTACACCATCAATTGGACCGGCACAGCGACCTGCACGGTTGCAGGCACGGCACGGACCAAGGGTGAGGCTTTCACACTAACGGCGGCGACAAACGCGACGGTTCGTCTCACCGGCGGAACGTTTACGGATGTGCAGATTGAGGCGGGTTCAATCCCGACCGCGTACAGCTGGACGCCATACAGCGAAGAACTGGCGCTGTGCGAGCGATACTATGAGATTGGTGCCGCAGGATTGTTCGGCCACGCCACTCTAGGCGTTGCAAATGGCTATCAACTTTCTTTCAAGACAAGTAAGCGGGCGGTGCCGACGTTGAGTTATAGTGTTGGCACTAGTACTAACGTTAACGTTTTTGATATCCGATCGGCCACGATTGACGGCGCGCTTTGGTATTCGGAGCCAGCCGCCACCGGCGGATATATTTGGCGCGGTTCGTGGACAGCGAGTGCGGAGTTGTAATCATGAATACTGACCTCACCGTTTCCACCACACACGCAGCGTCATAACAAATGGCTGAAGAACCTCGATTCGAGCGCATGGAAAAGCAAATCGACAAGCTTGGCGACAAGATTGACGACTTGACCAAGGTTGTCACCGTCATGGCTCGCATCGAGGAGCGCATGATTACCCTGTTCAAGCGCATGGAGACATACGAGTCCCGGCACGACACGTTAGACGGCCGTCTAACAAGCGTCGAGCAAAACACCACGCAGCGGGGCGTGGTTGATCGGGTGCTGGAAAAGGGCTTTTGGCTGGTGCTCGGCGCCGGGATGGCTTTCCTCGTCAAGGTATTCGGAGAGTGATATGCGCTCGCTGAATGAGATCATCGTCCACTGCACGGCTACCAGGCCCGACTGGTGGTCAACGCGCACGACCGCCCAGAAGGTGGCCGAGGTCAAGCGTTGGCATGTTCAGGATCGAGGCTGGTCGGACATCGGGTATCACTTCCTGATCGACCGCGACGGCACAGTTGTAGCCGGCAGGCCCCTGCAGACGGTCGGGGCCCACACGCAGGGGCACAACACCGGAACGATCGGCATCAGCCTGTTCGGCGGCCACGGGTCCGCCTCAACGGATGCCTTCGCCGAGCACTTCACGCCGCAGCAGGACAAGGCGCTGCGGGATCTGATCGCGCACCTGAAAACCAACTACCCGACAATCACCAAGGTCAGCGGCCACAATGAGTATGCAAAAAAAGCCTGCCCCGGGTTCAATGTGCCGAAGTGGTACGGGGTCCAGTCAACCAGCCCGTCGCGCATGTCGCGCTTGGCTGCATTCCTCAAAGGAGAACCAAAATGACGCATGAACAGTTCGGCGGCATTGTCCGCGCGCTGGTGGCCGCTGCAGGGGGCTACTTTGTTGGCCAGGGCCTCATTGACGCCCAGACCATGATGACCGTGGGCGGGGCTGTTACGACGCTCGCAGTGGCCGTCTGGTCGATCTATTCGAAGAAGAAGGTATGATCGCACTGCTGACCATCACGGTTGTCCTGATCGTGATGGTCGTCCTGTTTGCTTTGGCCATCGGTCGGAGATCTGGTGGAGACGCCAAGGAAACACTCACGGCAGCGCGCAAGGCGGAGGAAATCGAGAATGAAGTTCAGGCTCTCCCTTCTGATGCTCTGCGCGCTCGCGCTCGGACCTGGGTGCGCAAGCCCAAGGGGTGACTTCTGCGACGTGTCCACCGCGATGTACTTTGGCGGGGATGATGTGGTAGACTGGCTTTCAGCAAATGATGAACCGCTCCTGCGCAGCATCGTCACCCACAACAGTCTGGTAGAAACATGCCGCTGATTCCGCTCCAAGTTCCGCCAGGCGTTTACCGCAACGGCACCGACCTGCAGAGCGCCGGCCGCTGGCGTGATGCTTCCTTGGTGCGCTGGACGGAAGGCACCATGCGCCCGGTCGGCGGGTGGCTGACGCGTGCCACCGTGACGGACCAACCGCTGCGTGGGGCTCTGGCATGGCGCGACCTTGGCGGGGATCGGTGGTTTGCCTCGGGCAGTCACTTGGGGCTGTTCGTGGGCTTGGCCAGCAATACGATAACGAACATCACGCCGGGGTCTTTTGTCGGCGGCACCAAGGACGCGGCGGTCAACATCGGGTATGGCGGCGGGTTTTATGGCACGGCCGCCTACGGCATCACGCGACCGGACACGGGAAACTACAGCCTCGTATCGACGTGGTCGCTGGACACCTGGGGCGAATACCTCGTCGCGTGCAACGCATACGACGGCCGCCTGCTGGAATGGCAGCTAAACGTGGCCAACGATGCCGTGGCGATCACCAACGCTCCCACGGGCTGCGACGGGCTGATGGTGACGGAGGAGCGTTTCCTGTTCGCCTTCGGCCCGGGCGGTAACTTCCGGCGCGTGCAATGGTCTGACCGCGAGGACAACACGACGTGGGCCCCGCTGGCCACGAACGAGGCGGGCGACATCGAGTTGCAGACTTCCGGGCAGATCATGCTCGGCATTCGCACACGCGGGCAGGCCCTGATCCTGACCGACCAAGACGCACACACGGCCACCTACCAGGGGCCGCCGTTCGTCTACGGGTTTGAGCGCGTGGGATCATCCTGCGGCGCTGTATCCCGCCTGTGTGCGGCCGCGGTTGACAATGGCGTGTTCTGGATGGGCCCGGGTGGCTTCCACACATACTCCGGCAGCGCGGTTCAAGATGTAACGTGCGATGTGGCTGATTACGTCTTCGGCGACATCAACCTGACGCAAATTTCGAAAGTAGCGGCCGTGGCCAACGCGCGCTTCAACGAGATTTGGTGGTTCTACCCGTCGAGTGGCAGCATCGAAAACGATCGATACGTCACCTACAACTATCAGGAGCAGCATTGGAGCACGGGCATGATGGCCCGAACCAGCGGCGTTGACGTTGGCATTTTCTCCACGCCGATCTGGATGACGCCTGCAGGATTGGCCGTGAACCATGAAATCGGAAACCAGACGGGCGGGGCCGAGGTCTACGCCGAAAGCGGGCCCGTCCAGATAGCAACGGGCGATAACGTCATGAGCGCGCTGATGCTGATCCCGGACGAAAAAACGCAAGGCCAAGTCACGACGACCTTCCGCACCCGATTCCATCCGAATGACACAGAACGGACCTACGGGCCGTATTCAATGGCCAACCCAACGGACCTGCGCTTCACGGGTCGGCAAGTGTCGATGCGTGTCATTGGCGCACAGAACACCGACTGGCGTTGGGGCGTGCCGCGCGTTGACGTGCGACCGGGCGGCCTGCGGTGAGGTTTGGTATCCCACCAGTAGGTGCCGACTACAGCACCTGGGCAAACGATTTGCGCCGCTGGCTGGCACGGACGTGGGACAACCTGACGTTCAAGGACGCGGACGCCTCGGCCACGCAGGACGGCACGCTGCTGTGGGATCCGTCTGGCGGCTACCCGGTTATCTCCAAGGATGGCGTGTGGCGGCAGATCGTGCTGGCTGATGGGTACGCTATTTTCAGCCAAGACGTTGATATAACGGCGGCGGCTGCCGACACGGCTTACAAAGTGGCGCTTGACAACATTGCGTCTCAGGGCATCACGCTGACCGGATCTCCGCTGACGGAAATTACCTTTGTCGAGGGCGGGCTGTATGAACTGGCCTTCGCCGCGCAGATCGCCAGCACGTCGGCGTCTCAGGTTGATTTCCGGTTCTGGCCCCGCATTGGCGGCGCGGACGTTACGGGCAGCACTATTGTTGCCAGCTTGCACAACAACGGGGCTACCTTCGTGGTATCCCGCACGGCGATCTTTACCGTAGCGGCAGGTGCCGTGTTGAACATCATGTGGGCCGTGAGCAGCACCAGCGGGCGGCTGAAGGCGCACGCAGCCACGGCCTACGCCCCCGTAGCCCCGTCGATCACGCTGAACATCACGCGGGTGCAGGGATGACCGAACTGGAGCGCTGCCGCCCGTGGATCGAGGCCGCGCTGGAATATAGCGGCGGCACGCATACCTTTGACGATGTGGTGGACGGCATAACCTCGGGGCGCATGCAGTTGTGGCCTGCGCCAAGGGGGTGTGCTGTGACCGAAATTGTGTTACACCCTAGAAAGAAAGTGCTGCATGTGTTCTTGGCTGGTGGCGACATGGACCAGATACTAGACATGATCGACAGCGCAGCAGCGTGGGGCCGGACGCAGGATTGCACGGCACTGACGCTTGCGGGCAGACTCGGCTGGCAACGTGTATTGGACAAGCACGGGTTCACGCCAGTCTTGGTCACGATGGAAAGGAATATCTGATGGCTGGCGGCGGCAGCGAAACCCAAACTACATCTGTTGAGATCCCTCAGTGGCTGCAAGAAGCGGCGCAACGGAACCTTTCCCGCGCAGATCAGGTATCTCAGATCGGATACACCCCGTATTATGGCCCTGACGTTGCGGCTATGACCCCGATGCAGATTGCCGCAATGCAGAATACCGGTGCCGCCGCGTCTGCGTTCGGGCTTCCCACTGTGGCCGATCCGATGGCCGGAATGCCGACGCCGCAGACTTTTGCGGGTGGCGTGCAGGGCTATTCGTCCGCGCCGCTGTTTCAGCAGAGCCTGGAAGCACTGCGGGTCAACGCGCCCGGTCAGTATGCCGCCATTCAATCCTTGTTCGTGGACCCGCGCACCGGGGCTGCCCCGTTTGGCATCACCAGCATGCCGATGGGCGGCATGGCACCGCAGTCTTACGGTCAGCCCATGCGAGAGGGCCCGCCCCAGGGGTCTGGCGCGTCGCGCAACTACGGCAGCACCGCGGCAGACAGGATCGCGCAGGGCTTGGGCGGCAGCACGGCAGCATCACGCATTGCATCCAGCAACTTGGCATCGCGCTTGCCGGGTGGCGTCAACACGCGCAATCCAACCAGCGCGGTCAATCAGGCTGCAGCAAGGCTTACGTCCAAGCCGCAGAAGGCGCCCACATCCGCGAGCAGGCCGGCGGCAAAATCGACCAGCACATCAAAATCGGTTTCTGACAGCCGCAGCAAGGCGGGGAAAAAATAATGGCAGGCGCAGCACAGCCACAGCAAGTCCAGCAGCCCATGGGCGCGGGCCAGCAAAACATCTACCAGCAGGCCGCCGGGCAGTACGGCCAAGCCGTCGCTGGCCCGAACATCGCTCAATTCATGAACCCGTACACAAGCGAAGTGATCGGGCGCACGGGCATGGACATGGCCCGGCAGGCTCAGATGGCCCAGAACACGCTGGGCGCTGAGGCAACGCGCGCCGGTGCTTTCGGCGGATCTCGGCAGGGCGTGGCGCAGGGCACGATGCTTGGCGACTACGGGCGCGCCTTTGGCGACATTGCGGCGCAGCAGCGGCAGCAGGGTTTCAACACCGCCCTGAGCGCGGCCCAAAACCAACAAGGCATCCAGTCTAACCTGGCAGGTCAGGGCTTTAACTTCGGCCAGTCTATCGGTGCAACGCAGGCGCAAGAGGGCCAGCGCCAGCAGGCCATGAACCAAGCCCTGATTGACGCGGCCAAGGGCCAGTTCAGCGGGTTTACCGGCGCGCCGCAGGATGCTCTCAGCACATATCTGGCAGCCTTGGGCGGGTCGCAGACTGGTCAGCAAACGCAGACGCAGACATCGACGCAGAAGCCTGGGCTGCTGCAATATCTGTCGCTTGGGCTTGGGTTGCTCTGATGGATACCCGCGAATATGCCATTCAGCAGGCGCAGCGATACGGTATCCCGACGGATATCTTCCTGCGAATGATTGGGGCGGAAAGTTCGTGGAACCAAGGCGCAGTGTCGCCAAAAGGGGCAACCGGCCTCGGCCAGCTTATGCCCGGAACAGCCGCCGAACTGGGCGTTGATCCGACCGATCCCTACCAGAACATCGAGGGTTCGGCGCGCTATCTGGCGCAGCAATACGGCGATTTCGGGACGTGGCCGCTGGCCTTGGCCGCATACAACGCAGGCCCCGGCGCTGTCCGCAAATACGGCGGCATCCCGCCCTTTGCGGAAACGCAGGCATATGTGCCGAAAATCCTTGGCAGCGGAGCGCCCCCGCAGCCGACTGCAAGCACCCCGTTTGGCCCTGGCACGCCCATGGCGCCCATGGCGACCACGGGTCAGTTTATGCCGATGCAACCCACAGACCCGTTCGAGGGCATGGGCCTGCTGTCGCGCCTTGCCGCCAGCCGCGGTATCGCGCAGGAAGCCGGTGGCGCGCCGCTGGCGAACCTTCTTAACATCATCACGCAAAAGAAAGACCCTCAGCTTGCCGATCTGGCAAAGCAGCGCGGCGGGTTTTTCGGTCTTTTGGGGGCGTAAATGGCAATTAATATGGAGGAACTCCTGCGAGCCTTCGGTCGGCCCAATGTGGTCGAGGTTGGTTCCGTTCCGCAGCCGCCGGCCACCCTGCCACAGCCCGCCAGAGCGCCAGTAGCGGCCCCTGCGCCCATGCAAGCACCGCAGGCAGCCCAGCGGCCCCGCGGTCTTCTGGGTGGCTTCTTTGGGCCCGAGGGACGCGACGCCAGATCACGCCTTGCCATCGGGCTTGAAGGTCTGGCGATGAACCCGAACCAGGCGCTGATCGGGCAATTGCAGCAGGGCATCGAAACCCGCGCCACGGCGTCTCAGAAGAATGCCACGATCGAGTGGCTGCGGTCGCGCGGGCATGATGATTTGGCCGCAGCATTAGAAGCTGGGGCATCCCCGCAAGACGTGCTGGGCGAGTCTATGCAGCGGATGCGGCCTGATGATCCGATGGACGCACTCAATCTGCAAATAAAGCAGCTTGAACTTGCCGGAATGGAAAACCCGCAGCCCGAGTTCCGCCGCGCAACGGAAGAAGAAGCCGCAGCATATGGCGCGCAAGGCGGCCAATTTGGCCCGGACGGTCGCTTCTATGCCGTGGATGTCCCGCAAGGCATGAGCATTGAGAGCGACGGCGCTGGTGGCTTCCGCATGGTTCAGGGCGCTGGCGCCGGCACCGCAAAGCCATTCACAGAAGGCCAAAGCAAGGACGTTGTTTATGCGACCAGAGCGCAGGGCGCGCTTCAGGTTCTTGAGCCCGTCGCCGAAACATTGACGAGCCTCCCCAGCCGAATGGCGGAATCTGATCCAACTGGAATCATTCGCGGTCGCGTGCAGTCCCCAGAATATCAAATCGCACGCAATGCTGGCGACGAGTTCTTGCAGGCCATCCTTCGGAAAGACACCGGCGCTGCAATCACGCCAGGAGAACAGGCACTGTACGGGGTCACATACCTTCCGCAGCCTGGCGACGGCCCTGAAGTTCTTGCAGCAAAAACAACGGCTCGCCAGCGCGCAGTCGCAGCAATCAATGCAGGCATGTCGCCGGCCCAAATGGTCGCCGCCGAGAAAGCACTGGGCGGCGCGCCAACCGCTGCACAGGGCGGGCCCGCCAGCGTCGCCAATGATGCTGAATATGAAGCCCTACCGCCTGGCACGCAATTCATCGGGCCGGATGGTAAACTGCGGAGGAAACCTTAATGGGTTGGGCGGACGCACCAGAAATCAGCGGCGGGTCGGCTTGGGCTAAAGCACCTGTCCAAGAAGATATTGTAATGACGACCAAAGACGGCGGGCGCGTTGTCCGCAGCCAGTCTGGCGCGCTGTCTTTCGTTTCTCCGGCATATTCCACGTCTGACCCTGAGCAGATCAAGCGCATCATGGAAGGCGCTGGCGGCGCTGAAGTCTCGCGCGGCGGCATGCAAGAAAGCATCATTGCGCAGGCACCCGTCTCTGCGCGGCTGACAAAGCTAGTCGAGGGAACCCCCGCCGTCGGGTCATATCTTGATGAATTGATTGGCGCGTTTGCTGGGCCGGAAGCAACGCAGGGCGTCCGCGCGCTTTCCTCGGCGATGGAGGAAACCCGGCCGGTCCAGTCGCTCGGGTTGAACCTTGGCGGCGCGGCACTGGGCACAGCGGCAACGCTTGCCGCAACGCCGGCCCGCATCGCCACTGCATTGGTCCCTTCAACGCCCGCCCGCATGCTGCCGAGCATCGGCAAGGCCGCGCTAACCTCTAGTCTTCTCGGCGCGACCGAGGGGGCAATCTACGGCGCCGGCCAGGGTGAAGGCGCTGGGCGCGCAGAAACTGCCGGAACGGGTGCCTTGTTCGGCGGCCTTCTTGGTGGCGCGCTTGGTGGCGCTGCACCGCTTGTTGCCGCCGGTGCAGAAAATGTTGCGGGCATCTTCCGCCGCAGCGATGTGGCAAAGATTGCGGCCGATCTTGGCATCTCTCGCGAGGCGGCAACTGTCATCAAGAACACCTTCGACCAAGGTGGCGACATTGCCGCTGCGCGCGCAGCGATTCAGCGCGCCGGATCTGAGGGCATGCTGGCGGATGCAGGCTTTGCGGCGCAGGCCCTGCTGGATGCCTCCGCTGCCACTGGCGGTCGGGCTGGGCAGGTTGCACGGGAAGCCGTTGAGGGGCGCATGACCCGCACGGGAGAGGCGCTGGACGCCACGCTGGACGCGACACTGGGCGCCGCTCCGCTTGGCCCTCGCACGGCGGTTAACGCCATCGCAGAGCGCACAGCGCCAGCCCGGGCCGAGGCATACGGATTAGCCTATCAAACCCCGATCAACTATGCCGCGCCGCAAGGTCGCAAGATTGAGGAAGTGCTGGGGCGGGTTGCGCCAGATGACTTGATTGCAGGCATCGTTGAGGCGAACAAAGAAATGCGTTCGCGTGGCATGGTCAATCAGCAGATTATGGCTGTGCTCGACGCCAACGGAAACGTGGAGTTTTTGCGCGAAATGCCGAACGTCCAGCAGTTGGACGAAGTCAAAAAGGCATTGCAGAAAATCGCATACGACAACACCGATGATTTCGGCCGGCTGACCGGGACGGGCCAACGTTATTCGCGCCTTGCAGGTGAGTTGCGCGATGCCGTCGGGGACGCCGTGCAAGACTATCGCACCGCTGTCTCGATCGGCGGTGACAAGCTGGCCGAAGAGCGGGCATTCATGCTGGGCCGTGATCTTCTTTCCGCTAGAACGGAAATTGAAGATATCGGTTTTGAACTTGGCAAGAAGCCATCTGCGGCGCAGGTCGAAGCGGCGAAGTCTGGCCTGCGGTCCCAAATCGCAAAGGTTCTTGGCGACGTTCGCGCTGTGCCTTCTGATATGAACCTTGACGCCCGCGAAGTGGTCAAGGCCGTCACGGACATGAGCAGCAGCAACGCCAGGGCCAAGATCCGCGCGCTGATGGGCGCCGAGGCCGACGCACTTTTGAAGCAGGTTGACGAGGCCGCACAGAGCGCAGTCGTGCGGACGGCTATGGCGACGAACTCCAAGACGGCCATTCGGGGCAGCATCAAGCAGACCGTGCAAGAAATGACGACCCCCGGCGTCCTAGGTCAAGCGATGGCTGGCGAGCCCATCAACTCGTCAAAGGCCCTGATCCAGGCCATCACTGGTCAGACCGAGGAATTTACTGCACAACAGCGGCAGCGTATCTTTGAGGATATCGCCAAGGCTTTGACGGAAAAGCGCGGGAACACGGCGTTGGCGGCGCTTGATTACCTGGAGCAGGCAATGCGTGGTCAGCCGTTGACTGCGGCGCAAAATGAATTCCTTGCGCGCCAAATCGCGGGGACCACGATAATCGCTGGCGTGCCGGCGGCTCAAGAGGTGACTGGAAGATGAAACCGAAAAAGCTGACCCGCGACCAGATCCAGAACACAGTCAAGAACGCCATCATGGAGGCGGTCAGCTTCATTGAGGCCGAGATCGCGCCGGATCGTATCAGGGCGCAGAAGTATTTCGACGGCCAGGTTGACCTGGCATCGGAAGACGGCCGATCGGGCGTTGTGGCCACGAAGTGCCGGGATACCATCCGCGCGGTCAAGCCGTCGCTGATGCGGGTTTTCCTGCAGTCCGGCCGCCCGGTGGAGTTTATCCCGCGCAAGCCGCAGGCCGTGCAGGAAGCCGAGCAAAAAACGAACTACGCGGCCTACGTCTTCGAGCGCAACAATGGCTTCCAGATCCTGTCTGACGCCATTGACGATGCGCTGAAGAAGAAGGTCGGTATCTGGAAAGTCTACGTTGACGAGCCCGCCAGCATCGAAATCGATGAATACAGTGACCTGACCGACGATCAGGTGCAGTTGCTCCGCATGGACCCCGAAATTGAAATCCTTGAGGAAGAAATCACGCAGGAAGCCATCATCGACGAAATGGGCATGTCCATTATGCCCGCGATGTATGACCTGAAGATCGCCAAGGAAACCCGCAGCAAGGAAATCCGCATCGACGCGGTGGCCCCGGAAGACTTCTTCGTGGACCGGAACGCATCCGGCATTCAGGACGCCTACGTCTGCGGCCACAGCGCAGAAATGCGGGTTGGCGATGTGGTTGCCATGGGGTTCGACTTTGAAGAAGTCTACGACATGGCCGGCACCACCGACGGCAGCGTTGACGAGGAAGAAGAACTGCAGCGCAAGGGCTGGGATGCCAGCGACACGGACGAGGACGCCAACGACCCGTCCATGCGCAAGATCACACTGACCGAAGCCTATATGAAGATGGACATCGAGGGTACGGGCATCCCGCGCCTTTACAAGTTCCTCTGCGGCGGCGGCAGCTATGAAATGCTTGACTACGAACTCTGCGACGAAATGCCGTTCGCCGTGTTCGAGGTGGATCCCGAGGCGCACGCCTTCTTTGGCCGTTCGCTGGTGGAAATCATCATGGACGACCAGGACGCAGCCACAGCCCTGCTGCGTGGCCTGCTGGATAACATGTCCCTGATCAATAACCCGCGCATGGTCGTCAATTCCAAGCTTGTGAACATGGATGACGTGCTGAACAACGAGATCGGCGCGGTTATCCGCACCAGCGATGTCAGCGCCCTGCGTGAGATCACGATCGGCGGCATGGCGACGGGCCTGCTGCCCGCCATCACCTACTACGACGAAGCCATCAGGGCCAAGACGGGCGTCTCTGGCGCCGGCATGGGGCTTGATGCCAACCTCCTGCAGTCTCAGACAGCGCAGGGCGTGAATGCCGCTGTGCAGGCCGCTAATCAAGTCTCAGAGCTAATCGCGCGCCACCTGGCCGAGGGTGGGTTCAAGCAAGCGTTCAAGATCATCGTCAGGCTGGCGAAGCAGCACATCAGCGGCCAGGAGATGATGCGCGTCAACGGCGAGTTTGTGCCGGTCGATCCGCGCTCGTGGTCTGCCGACGCCGATATGATGGTGAACGTCGGCATCGGGACGAACAAGCACGAAGAAAAGGCGATGGTCCTGCGCGAAACGCTGCAGACGCAAATGGGTATCTGGCAGGCTTACGGGCCTCAGAACAACATCGTGAGCATGACCAACATCCGCAACACGCTGGCCGACATTCTGCGTCACGGTGGCCTGAACAACTCCGAGCGGTATTATCAGCCCATGAACCAGCAAATGGAGCAGGCGCTGATGATGCAGGCCGCCCAGGCGGCGCAAGGCCAGCAACAGGCGCAGCCCAGCGACCCGAACGCGGCATTCTTGCAAGCCGAGCAAATGAAAATGTCGGCGCGCGTTATGGCTGATCAGCAAAAGACGCAACTTGATTACCAGAAGGCGCTGATGCAGGACGACCGCGAACGGGATAAGATGACGCAAGACCTTGCCATCGAGGCCGCCAAGATCTTCGCAAACACCGGCGTGCGCCTGAACGAGCAGCAGATCCGGGCCCAGCAGGCGATGACGCCGATGCCTATGGGGCAGCCGATGATGCCGCAGCCCGGGATGATGCCGAATGCTTGACGTTCGCCAGCGGGCCACCCAGGCGCGGCAGCTTGAGGGCTACGAGCCGTTCAAGGAAATCTGCGCCGAAATCCGCGAGGAAGCGGTGCAATTGTTTTTGAACCCGGCTTCTGATATAACTTCAATTGCTCGGGCGCATGAGGCTGTCCGGGCAGTGGAAACGTTCATGGCGGCCATTCAGACGCGCATCGACGCCGAGAAGGTCGCTGATAAAAAGGCTCAGCACCGTGGAAGCGACTGAACAAATGGAAGCGGCGGTAAATTCGCTGCTGATTGTGGACGAACCATCCCAGCCGGATGAGGCACCGCAGGAATCCCCTGCGACCGAACCGGAATTGGAAGCGCAAGAGACGGAAGCGCAGGAAGACGACGCCGAGGCCGAGTATTCCGAAGATGTCGAAGCCGATGACGAAGAAGAATCACAGGAACAAGCGCCTTCGAAATACACCGTCAAGTTTGACGGCAAGGAAATCGAAGTAACGCTGGACGACCTTAAACGTTCATTCTCCGGTCAGGCTTATATCCAGAAGGGCATGCAGGAAGCAGCTGAAACCCGGAAACAGGCGACGGAACTCTTTCAGACCCTTCAATCTGAGCAATCTAAATTCATGCAAGTGGTTCAAACGATCCAGGAGCATGGGTTTAAGGCACCACCGCAAGCGCCTGACATCGCCATGATGGACAAGGATCCGATTGGCTACATGCAGGCGGAGGCGCGATATCGCAAGGACGCCGCCGAGTACCAAAACCAGCAGCAGCAAATCCAGCAGACGGCGGCAGCACACCGCCAAATGCAGGACAGGGCGATGGCTGAGTTTGTGACGGAGCAAAGCAAGGTCTTGCAGTCGCGCATTCCTGAGTTTGCCGATGCGAATAAGGCTCGTGAAATCACGGGCAAAATCCGCAATACGGCATCCGAGGCTTACGGTTTTACCGACCAAGAACTGAGTGGCATCGTCGATGCCCGTCAGGTCTTGGCCCTGCACGACGCGATGAAATGGCGTGAATTGCAGGCCGCGCGGACCCAAAAGGCACCCGCAGCGCCCAAGTCAATCAAGCCGGTCATGCGCCGTACCGAGCCGCAGCAGATTGTTCGGAAAAAGCAGATCGACGCAGCACGGAAGACCGGTGGCAAGCCCGAGGCTTTCATCGACCTTCTGTTCAAGTAATGAACCCTTAAAGGAGTCTGGTCATGGCGCAGCCAACCAACACCCTGGACAGCTACGACGTTCGTGGCATCCGCGAAGACCTTCAGGATATCATTTATGATATTTCGCCGGAGGAAACGCCCTTTTACACCAAGAGCGCGAAGGCCAAGGCGACCAACACGCTGCACGAGTGGCAGACCGACGCCCTGCGTTCGTCCGCTGACAACGCGCACATCGAAGGCGGCGACACCGCCCCGGAAGCGCGTGCAGTCACGACCCGCCTGGGCAACTACAGCCAGATCTTCAAGAACGCCGTTGCCATCCCCGGCACGGACGATGGCCTGAACAAAGCCGGTCGCGCACGCGAGATGGCCTACCAGGTTCTGAAGATCGCCAAAGAACAGAAGCTGGACATCGAGAAAGCCCTGTTCGCGAACCAAGCCCGTTCGGCTGGTTCTTCGGTTGCACCGCGCCGTCTGGCTGGTGTGCCCGCCTGGCTGACCACGAACACCAACTTCCAATCCGGCAACGGCGGCGCTGACCCGACCGGCGACGGCACGAACGCCCGCACCGACGACGGCACCCCGACTGCCTTCGACCAGACCAAATTCGACAGCGTTATGCAGGCGATTTGGCTTTCGGGCGGCAAGCCGGACACTGTTTATCTGTCGTCTTTTCAGATGAACAAGGCCCTGACCTTCACCGGCAACAACAACCAGCGGTCGAATATTACCGCTGAGTCCGAGAAGGTCATCAAGCACATGTCCGTCTATGTGACGCCGTGGGGCACCGTGGAATTCATGCCGACGCGTGAAAACCGCAGCCGCGACGTGTTCGTGATGCAGGACGATATGTGGGGAATCGGCGTTCTGCGCGCGACCCGCAATACCGAACTTGCGAAGACGGGCGACAGCGAAAAGCGCCAGATCATCACCGAACTGACTCTCATTTGTAAGAATGAGAAAAGCAGCGGGGCGGCTTACGACAATACTACGTCGTGACCCTGACGGGTTTTCGTTGTTGATGGCGTGAAATAGTGTATCCTTTCAGCAATCAGTTGGAGGGATACACTATGAGCCTAGAAGAACGGTTTTGGTCTAAGGTTAAGGTTCAAGACGGATGTTGGGCTTGGACTGGTGGGAAGACGCAAGGGTACGGCAGTCTATCGCTTGGTCCTCGCGGTGCAGGTCGTATAAGGGCGCATAGGCTTTCTTATATCCTGCATAAAGGAGAAATCCCTGCTGGGATGCTCGTCTTGCACCAGTGCGATAACCCTGAATGCACGAACCCAGATCATCTAATGATCGGGGATTATGCGGAAAACATGCGTCATGTTTCTGAGCGGAAAAGGAACCCGCAAAGCCAAAAGACACATTGCCTCCATGGGCATGAGTTCACGCCAGAAAACACTAAGCTTCGAGGTCCAAACGGCACGCGAGAATGTAGGCAGTGCAAAAACGAAAACCAAAAGAAACGTCATCGCGAAACGCGCGGCGAAAATTTTGGCAAACCGCACTGGATACCTAAAACGCGCTGCCCATCGGGGCACGAGTTCACCCCCGAAAACACTTACTTGAACCCCAAGGGGTACAGGGAATGCAAGCTCTGCCGCAAAGCCCGAGTGCAAGAATGGACGGAACGGCAGAAATCAAGTAATCTGGGTAAAGCATAGCGCGCCTGGACAACCTCATAGGAGCAAACCCAATGGCTTCCGAATACAAACCTAACCTTGGCGTGATTGCGATCACTGCCGCCACCACGCTTGATGATGACGCCTACGCTGGGCGCACCATCAACCTGAACTCCGCAACCGGCCGGATCGTTACTCTGCCGGCCGCCACGGGTTCGGGCGCCACCTACACGATCTTCGTGGGCACCACCGTGTCCTCGGGCTCGCACGTCATTCGTGTGGCTTCGGCCTCCGACGTGATCCAGGGCGCTGTGTCGATCTCGACCGACATTGCAGGCGTGACGTGCCCGACCGCTGCCGACAGCGACACCATCACCATGAGCGGCTCCACCACCGGTGGCGTGCGCGGGTCGATGGTCGAACTGCAGGACGTGGCTTCCGGCATCTGGATGGTTCGCGGCTCGCTGGTTTCGACCGGCGCCGAAGCAACGCCGTTCTCGGCCGCGGTGTCCTGATAATGGCGGGGGCGGTTCTGCGGGATCGCCCCCAACACCATAGGAATATGATATGACGCAGGTCTGGGTAAAAACCAATCGAGGTGATATACTCCGCCTCGGCGATGCGCAGAAGGCATGCAAGGCAGACGAGGGGCTGACGTATGAAGTTATCGGAACAAATGACGGTCGAGGACGGGACGCTGCACATTCAGCAGACGCACGACTTCACCCCGATAGCGGAAAAGTCGAAGGCGCTGCAATCCGCGGAAGCCTGGAACATGGGCGAGAGCCGGCTGGTGGCGAACATCCCGATGAAGATGTGGTCGGAGTGGGCGAAGAAACACGGCGTCCGCGTGGACGACCACGGCGCGATGAAGGAAGTCGTGCATAAGGAATTAAATGACCCGGATAACGCACACTTCCGGGTGTGGAATGGCAACCTAGGCCGCTTCCAGGCCAAGTAAGGATCAAGGCAAATGGCGACGATTATCCCTACCACGGTCGAAGAGCAGATCTGGGCTGCCGCGTATCGCTGGACTGGCTACAGCACGGCCGACACGTCCACCCCGATCAAAGTTCAGAACATGCAGGGTCTGGCCGGCTCCGTGCAGGTCACCGGCACGTTCGGCGGCGCTACGATCACGCTGCAGGTGTCAAACGACGGCACGAACTATGTCACGCTGAAAGACAGCGCGGGCGCGGATATTTCACTGACGGCTGCGGGCATGCGTGAGTTCTCGACGGCGGCGCTGTATCTGAAGCCCACGTCCACGGGCGGGACCGCCGATAACGTCGTTGTGACCGTCATCCTGCGGGGTTGATCTGATGCATATGCCGCTCGTCCTCTTAAATCTAAGGCGCAGGGCCGGCGGGCTGTTAAGCTACGTCTTATTTATCCCCTCTGGTTCTGACAGCTTGATTACGGCGGATAGCCTCACCTTCAAAGCCAGGGAGTAACCGACATGGCCGACTACAATTCAGCATACACCGGCGCGCAGATCGACGCCAACCTCGCGAAGGCGGCAACCGCCACGCAACCCGGCGACTTGGCCACGGTAGCCACCTCTGGTGATTACGACGACCTCACGGGCAAGCCCACGCTTGGCACCGCAGCGGCCACAGCGGCCAGCGCCTACGCCACGGCAGCGCAGGGCGCACTTGCTGACACCGCAGTCCAGCCCGCGGCCATCGCCAAGATGGTCGTCAGCGACACCACCGGCATCACTGGGGCGGACGCGATTGCCAACGTAGTCAGCCTGACGCAGGCCGAATACGACGCCCTGACCCCTGACGCTGACACGCTCTATGTGGTGATCTGATGAAGATCGGGACAAGCACAGTCACGGCCATCTATCTCGGCACCACGTCCATCGTCAGCGCATACCTTGGGTCCACGCAGGTCTTTGGCGGCGCGTCCGCATTCACGCCGATGGACCTGTTCTCCGGGGGCGCGCAGGGCATCTGGCTCGACCCCTCCGACCTGTCCACCATGTTCAGTGACCGCGCTGGCACGACGCCCGTGACGACGCCGGGGACTGTCGTGGGGCTGCGGCTGGATAAGTCGAAGGGGCTGACGCTGGGGGCGGAGTTGGTGGTGAATGGTACGTTTGACAGCGGGGTCGCCAACTGGACTTCTGGGCTAGGCACGCCCGCGCTGTCATGGGTCCCCGCTGGCGCTATGCGTGTGACGCGGAGTGCTACAGCCGGGTTCAATGTCGCGTCACAGTCAATCTCAGGTCTGGTCGTTGGAAAGACATACCTTGTCACCGCACTGTTCAGTTCAGTAGCGGTAGGGTTGACCCCCGCAGTTGCCATAAATTTCGTTGCGACAGGGACAAACCGACTAATTTTCAAAGCAACGGCCACAAGTCACACGCTTGAATTCGTCACATCTAGCGGCTCCACGGGGCAATCGTTTGATGTCGACAACATCTCCGTCCGCGAACTCCCCGGCAACCACGCAGTCGCCCCAACCGACGCCGCGCGCCCGGTGTATGGGGTTGAGCCAAAGGGTGGCAGGCGGAATCTGCTGCTGGCTACGGACACGCTGGCAACGCAAAGCCTCACCGTGACGGCAGTGGCCCACACGCTGGCATTCACCGGCACCGGCACGGTTACGCTGTCTGGCGCATCCATCGCTGGTCCGCTGATTGGTACAGGAGCGAGCGACAGGGTCAGCCTGACGTTTACGCCCACGGCGGCAAGCCTGACGCTTACTGTGGTGGGCAGCGTGACGCTGGGGCAGCTTGAATTGGGATCTTCAGTAACGGCGTATCAGAAGGTTGTTACCGCATACAATGTCACCGAATCCGGCGTCGCCACGACACACTACGTCCAATACGACGGCAGCGATGACAGCATGTCCACGGCGGCGATTGATTTCACCGGCACGGATAAGATGAGCGTGTTTGCGGGGGTTTCGCGGCTTGGGACTACCGGCACAGGGGTGTTTGCAGAACTTGGCGCAGGCGGTCCACCGGGGTCGTTCAATCTTTACAGGTCCACCGCAACTGACTTCGTGTTCATAAGTTCAGGCACGCTTGAGCAAGCCACTTCAGGCGTAACCGCGCCATCCAACAGTATTCTGGCTGGCCTTGGCGACATCATTGGGGATACCGCCACGCTCCGCATCAATGGCGCGCAAGTCGCTCAATCAACCGGAAACCAAGGCACGGGCAATTACAAGTCAGCGTCGGTATTCATCGGTCGCCGCAACAACGCCACGCTCCCCTTCAATGGCCGCGACTTCGGAATTATCATCGTCGGCAAAGCCGCATCCGCCGGGGAAATCACCGACACCGAAACATGGCTGGCAGCCAGAACATCCGGGGTGACAATATGACAGACTACACATCCGCCGTCCTGATCCTGCCCGCAGCCTATCGCCAAGCTGGCAACACCCTCTCCGCAGAAATGGGCTGGCAACCCGTGGGCGCGGACCCCGGCACCTACAGCATTCCCTTGCTGACCGGCGACACGCTCACGCACTGGGGCTGTCGGGCTGACGTGACGCAGGGGTTTATCGATATGGTCGAGAACCCGACGCCCGAGGTGCAGCCGCTGGTGGACGTGCTGATCTACGATTGGCGAATCACTGGCGATCCGCATCAGCATTTCATGGATGTGCTTACCGCCAACGGGCTTGTGGTGCAGCAAGATCCTGTTGAGTGAAAGCTTGCAGGGGCTGGTTGATTCCAAAGAATGTGGCGCATTCGGTTAGCACTCGACCAAAACGAAACCTGAGTTCCGGCGCCCCTGCGTTGGCATAATTACATACCCGTGTCGGGGTATGCAACATAGTTTTCTTCGTAATACGCGTCCGCGATAATGGCACCGATCATTTCTGTTATCGTGCTGCCAGGCGGGACTTGTGCTTCCAGCCAATGACGCACCTCCGGCGGAAGGGAACGCAGCAGGCAACCCATGTTGCCACCGATCGGGCTCTCGATCAGCCCGGCCGCCCTGGCTTTGCTGATGTAACCGTTGACCGTTCTTTGCCCCACGCCCATGCGTTCGGCGATTACTTCGGTGTCCAGCTTGGCATTGTGCAAGCGCGCTGCGTGCTGAATAACCGTCTCACTCTTCTTCGTCATGATCATGCTCCATCGGGCTTCGTTTATTGTTTGGGACAGTATCCACGGCCTTGCGTTCGAGGAAACTGACGCGGGCTTCCAGGGATTCGATCCAGTCGATGGCCTCGGTGGCCACGTCGGACAAATGCGTCCAGTTCAGGATAGGGCCGTTGGCAAGGACGGCGAGGTGGCCGAGGCGGGATTTGATGTCAGTCATCCCTCACCCCCTTTCGTGGCGGGCGTTAACACGTCGCCCGGAACATGTTCGCTTTTCGGCGTTTCGTTGACATGAGGCTGCACGGCGGGAAGGGCGCGGATGGCGTTGCGGTATTCGGACAAGGCGCTGTAGATGGAAGACATGGGGAGCGCGCCAATTATGTCGGCCAGCTTGTCCCTCAGTGCCAGCGCATCCTCACGGCGTATCAGGTCACTCATGGCGTCTCTCCCTTCAGCGCGGCGCGTGCGTCAATCGCGGCTTCGTGTGCCAAACACGCCGCCCACGGTTCTCTTGAAAGGCAGTTGGCAAAGTCGCTCAGTTCCATGCCCGCTGCGTCCAATGCCACTGCGGCATCATCCAGTTTCGCGCGCAGCCGGTCACGCTCTGCCTCTGCCTTATCCAGCGCAGCACGAAGCGCCCGTATCTTCCTGGCCCAGATGAAATTACTAGACGCCTCCATCATAGCGGCTTCGCGCTCTATCGACGCCCTGGATATGCCTGCCACCATTTCAGTCATCATCATGCTCCCGGTCTTCGCGCTCGTCGTCATCGTCCTTGTCGCGGTCGTCGTCTTTGTCGTCATCATCGTGGTGGTCCGGCTTCGGCGGCTCTGGGTCAGGGCCGGGCGGCGTAGGTTCGGGCGCTGGCGGCGTCGGCTTAGGTTCCGGCTTAGGGTCTGGGCGCGGCTCAGGAGAGGGCGCAGGGGCGGGTTCTGGCCGTGGCGGCACATTGCCCTCGGTCAGCAGAGACAGGCCCCCACCGCCGCTCTGTGAGCAGTCAGCGGGCAGCGGCAGGACAAGGCACGTCTCAACGTGCGGCGTGCATGCGGCCAGCGGCAGGATCAGGAGAAGGTGTTTCATTTTGCTTCCCACCTGTTGCTGTCAGAAAAATGCTCGTGCCGGTTGCCTTCCTGCGCATCCAGCGTCGGCCTGCCTTTTTTGCGGCCCCTTGAGCCATGCGAGATGTAAGGCATTCCACCAATTCTCTTGTGGTCCTTCTCGCAGGTCGGACAGGTCGCTGTCTGGTACGGCGTCCAGCAATAATCGCATGTCGGCATTACAGCACAAGCCTCCCTACTAACGTCGCCACCCCGAAACACGCCATCCCCATCACGGCCACGGCAGCGGCAACCAGCGGTGACGGCGACGGCACCAGCCACATTTCATCCTCGACTATCCGGCACAGCGCTTGGTCGTCTGGATCCGGGCTGTACGCCAAGACCTCAAACGCGGAGTCGATGGCGTCCAGATCGTGCAGCCGGTGGTGCCGCAGGATAACCCGGGCCTGCGCGTAACCGATGTGAACGGGCGGCAGTTGCATGACTTGCGCGGTCATGGCGTTGTACCCTTTCTGGTGAGGGCGGCGCGGGCCATGTCGCGCGGAAGTTGAAGAAGGGCCAAAATGCGATACCCCTTCAAGCCTCGCTCTGACATGCCCGCTGTTCTAGCTTCAATTTCCTCCTGACACGTCACCGCGATTTGCTCCAGCGCTTCACGCAGCCGCGCGTTTTCTGCCTCCAAGGCCTCGATGCGGCTGGCAGCTTCTTCAACGACTTCCCATGTATCCCAATTTGGGTCAAAATCCCGTAGCCGCTTTGCCAGATCATCATCATTCATTCTGTCTTCTCCACGCAGCGGTAAAACCACAGCTTCAACGTGCTGTTGTAGGTTTTGATCAAACGCCCCTCGTCCCGCAGGCTACCCAGCGCACGGTCGGCCGTCTTCTCGCCGATCTTGAGAGCCCGGCAAATACCGCCGCGGGTGTCCGGCATTTGATCAAGGTGCTTGGCCACCGCGAAGATCACTTCCGGCGACGTGGGCCTGGCCGGATCCGTATCGCGGATCTTTTCCTTGCGCAGGTATTGCGGGATGCCGGCCATCCAAAGGATCCGCAGGCGATCTTGATCCCATTCGGCGAAGTTGTTGGATTTATGGTTCATCACAGCCCCGCTCCCATGCCAATCATCAGCATCAGGTAAAGGCAGCCGAAAAGGCAGGCCACGCCGATCATGTCCCGGATCATTGTGCGGCCTCAAGGCGCTTGGCGATGAAAATAAGGCACATACGA